TATTTCCTCCGATTTCCTGACCATTTTGTGCCTCTTGCTAATTTAGTCGGAACGGAAAAATGTATCTTTTTATTGTGTGCTATTTTCTTAAACATAAAATCACCCCTTTTATTATAACTCCATTGGATATCCAAATAATTCAAAATCCCTTTTAAAGTATTTGTTTACAATCGGTATTATTTCCTTTCTGTCAGGCAAATCTCCCAAATGGGGTTTAATGTGGGGAAGAAGCGTTTTCTCTATTCCGATATGTTTACAAATCTCCTTGAATGAATTGTCTATATCCTCAAATCTTCCTACATAATCAACAGCTAACCTACCTTTAATATAGAGAAAGTCTTCCTGCGTTTTGAAATGGATATCCTTGTAAAATTGGTCTGGCATTATACCGAAGAACCTGCACATTGAACGGAATCTCTCGTAGGGATTCCTGACAATACTAAATTTGAAAACTTTGTTAAATTCATCTCCAATCTCACGGGCCAACTCACCAGCGGTCTTATGTTGAGGCCATTCTTCTGTGCCATACAAAGCCTGACAAACAGAAGAAGAAGCAGTCTTGGGAATTCTCACAAAAAGATAATCTCTCATCTTTTCTTTCCTTTCTTTCCTCCTTTACACGCCATGTTTATCACCTCTTTTCTCCAATCTTTCAGCCCTTTTTCCTGCTTCATCAACTAACCTGATAAGTGATTTAATTCCGAGAGCTTGTCCTGCAAACTCGGCATGGCGTACAGCAAGATAAGTGGGATTGCTTTCAATGAGTTTAAATGAGGCTTTTCTGAGGTTCTGGATGTATCTGGTTGCCATCCTTTTGACAATTACCCACTCAACCGAATCTTTTAAATTTGAGAGAACCTCAAGTTCCTCCAAAGAAGTACGAACCTTCTCTGGTTTATCTAACAATTTCATATTATATTTATATGCTCGTACCATTGCAACTGAATATTTATCAAATTAGATGCGGAAGATGAAGTAATTATAAATAGGTATTTTTTATTTTGTCCAAGAATTATTTCATTGCTTCTTTCGGCAGTAAGTCCAACTCTTGATTGACCAGTAGTATTTCCGCTTTTCATTGTCCAAATCAAAGTTCCATTTGTAGTTCCACCACTTGTGTCTTTGTGAACAACCACAGTTGCATCGGTTGTACTATTTCTATCACTATTGAAAACTTTTTGAACTGTTGTTCCAACTCTATTGGAATTCTCATACAAATCTACCTGCGTAATAAGCGAACCCGTTGCTGCAAAAACCAAATGTGCCCACTTGGTTGTATTTGGTGTTGTAAGAAGGTAATTCTGAGTAGCCGCAGCATTTAATGAGATTGAATCATTATAAAAGAAGTGAGAGCCAGAATGAATCTCATGATGTTCATATTCAATGGTCTGTATTGAATTTGTCGCCTTATCAAGTCTCAATGGTTGATAAGTTGAATCGGAACTTCTATATCCAGCAATACCTTGATACCCACCGTATCCTTTTACGGGCATAACCCTTTCACTACTTACAGAGGGAAACTCTGTTATTGCGTTACCTTTTTGGTCGTGTATTACACTCATAATTCGTAAATCAATTTAAGTTTAAACATTTCATCTCTTGAGGCATTTTCAATAATAATGGTTTTAATACCAGGAAATAAAATAGTCTCATGTGCATTTCCAACCAAAGCACCAGTTATATTCTTTTCGCTGAAGATAACCATGTTTCCTTCATCACGTATCACTATATTATATATAGTATAAGGAGAAAGGGGTTCAACCAATACCTGACGAAGCGTTCCATAAATATCACAAGTGCCCATCCATCTACCGCCTACTGTTTCAACAACCTTATCTGGAACATACTTTCTAACATCTTGTGCCATATTTAAGTTACACCTGGAACTTGTGCCCCAACTGCCCTACCTAATGTCGCACCCGCTTCACTCTGTTGTACTCCCTGCTGGGTAGTAGTTGGTCCTGCTGGAGTTGCACCCATCGGCATTCCCCCTTGGCCACCCATTTGGGCCATGATTTCTTTTGGATTAGCTTGAGCTCTTGCTTGTTGTGCTTTTTCTTCCCAAAGAATATGTCTGCTGAATATCTGGGCAATCTGGTCATTCATGCCCTGTTTAAAGGTTGGAGAACTCATAAAGGCCAAATGAATGTTTGTGTGGCCTCTTGTAGCACCTGGAGTACCCTCTACTTGTACTCCCTGCATCATTTGTTCATTTTCCCTGTTTGCCATCTCATAAAGCGTTGCTTCATCAACGGTTTGTTCTTTTGCAACATCAGTTTCAGCCCTAAAGTCCTCTGGATCATAATCCATGGTTTCTGCAAAAGAATCTCCCATTTTTCCTGGGTCCCAATAACCAGTTTGAATATTGAGTTGAGTAAGCGGATGCTGCATGAATTCTGCAATCCTTTGCTGTTGCAGAGGCTTTGAAATCGGAAAAGTCGGTTCCCCGCTTAATTTAAGGTCATAACTGCCATATTGAGGCACAATCATCTCTGGAGATACAATAAAGAAGAAATCACCTTTCTTTTTGTTCTCAATAAGGTCGCCAGTGCTTTTTTCAATGGAAAGTTCGGCATTTGCAGTTCTAATCTGCCTGTATTGAGCCATTTTCTTCTCTCCGACAATATTTACCACTTTTGGTGTGGAATAGAACTGAACAATGTTCGGAATTCTTAATCTTGCTATATTTGTAAGCAGTTCACGTGATAAAAGCCATATTTTCATGCGGAGAGCTTTCATGGTTGATTCTTTAAAGATTGCAGCCTCAGTTGCAGTTGATGTTGGCCTCGGAGACTCCATTCCAGTTACTTCTCTCGCATCGGCCTTCAAAAGTTCTTCTTCTCTGTAAGCAGAGGGGTTTAAATCTCTGTATTCAAGCGGTTTTATTGAATTTATCGGGTCATCAACAAAAAGGAAACGGCTTGGTGCAATTATTCCCTCATCTTCATCCAAGGTCTCTCTGTTAGACACCAAAAACATCTTCCAGATATCCATATGTTGTCTGTCTATCCTCATCCGCCTTATTGTGGTCAATTCATCCTGTAAAGACTCCATAAGTTCGGGCTCACCTTTGGCATAAAAGCCTCTTAACCTCGGAACATCGCTTCCCTCGGCAAAAGGAAGCTGTTTATGGTTGTAAGGATTAGGTCCGTCTCTCAAAACTACATCATTTGCAACAATTATGAGCTTATCTGGCCTTCTTCCCCAATACCAAAGCACTTCCACCTGATTTTCCTTGTCCATTCCTGTCGGTGGCTGGTAGAATTGCCAATAATTGAGGTCTCCGCCTGGTTTTACGAGCCTTGCAACCCCAAACTCATCATATCTGCTGTCTATAAAGTATTCTTGGAAAGTGTCATAGTTCATTATGTAGCGTCTGATGCAGTCATTTGCCTTGTAACGGCCCATATTTATCGTTCTTGCGGCCTCATCAATGAAGAATTCCTGCAAAGGTACAGTCTCCCCGTAAACATCGTCAAAATCAAACACTTCTTTCTCGACATAATCCTCTTCAAATGTCTTAGGATTGTACTTTTTAAGCACTCTGACCTGTCTTTTGTCCTGCCAATAGTCATCCTGCCAGATAGTCTTACCCAAAACCAGATTCTGTTTGAGTGAAGCATAAAGTTGAAGGTCTCCGTCTCCTACTTCCCAAGTGTAATCCTTAACATAATTGATTATTTTGGCACGAACCACATCTTCGGGCCCTCTCGCAATCGCTTTTGGCTGTAAAGTCTGGTCCACAATCTCTGCAAGTTCTTTCTCAACAATGGTTGTGGTAAAAGGAGGTACTATATTTGATTGCCAGTCATCGGCACTTCTGTCTGGTCTCCAAGCGTCATACTGGCGTTCCCATTTATCCCACTTGCTTTCAACATCCTGTCTGCCGTTTCTCATCTCGGCATACCTTTTATAAACAGCTTTTCTGTCGTCTTGAATCTTATCAGGAGGTTTGTAAACAGAATTTAACTTTGCTTTAGTATTATCTCTAAAACTAATCATACTATATTATAACTTATCTATCTAATTAAAGTATCATGCCTAAAATTGCAAGTTTTTATGCAGGATAAATCGCCCTCTTTATACTTTGACGTTCTTCGTGTTTTTTGGGTGGAAATGCAAGTTCTAACTGACTTGCAAGGCTGTCTATCATGTCATCGTTCTTACCCTTTGGAAATCTCAATAACTCATCTTCCAAAAGTTGAACATTGGGCTGGAGTACACCATCAGGGTGAAAGATACTCCCCATCTCATACCTTGGTTGGAGTCCTCTGATTCTCTCATCCTTGCTTCTTTCGGTGTGCCCAAGCTCTACTAATGGTATCATCTTGTTCCTTCGCTTCATCTCATCGTAAAGGAAGTATTGCAAAGCCTTCTGGTAAGCCACGGTCTCAATTCCAACACTTACTGGCTTCCACTTCTCATTCCAGAAGAACATCTGGTCAATCAGGGTTTTGGGCAAACACCTATCCCTCCAGATGTCTAAAACATACCAGTCATTATTTTTATCCACTCCCACACAAATCATGGCTGAATAGTCTGCTGTCTGCTTCTCGGATATTGCGGGGTCAACAGTTACAAACTTCTTCAGTTCAATTCCACGAAGGTCGGTTTCCTCATATCTTCTGAATGGTCCTTTAAATACTTGGTCTTCTGTGGGTATCGGGTCAAGCATATACTGAGCCGAGTAGTGAGCATTACCCTGCTGTCTTTTGTTTCCCGCAAGAACATCCCAGCTAAGTATCCTCGGAAATAAAAGTTCTCCTGTTCCCCATTCTCCCGTGTAGGCTGGCATCTTTAAAATAGCAAAGTCTCCAGCAATCTCAGGCGTCTCCTGAATCCAAGCATACAGGTCATCCCAATGCCAAGTAGTCCCGATAATGATAACCTTCTTGTGGCCGTCTCTTGCATCAATTAAATCAAGAACTCCTCTGTAGTAGTCTTTCACTTTGTCTATTTGTTCCTTTGTGCCGACATTGGTATCATTCACCAAGTCATCCAAGATGGCAATATTGAAATGTGAACCGACAACATTCGCACCAACCCCCTGTGCCCATACGGTAGGTTCTTTCTGCTCGTAGGACTTCTCTCTTGAAACGAATATCTTGTCTTCTCTCCACTGGTCTGCAGCAAAAGACAAATCCCCAAATATCTTCTTTAACTCTTCATTTCTTGAAATGTGGTTTTTAATCTGTCCGAGGAATTGACAGGCCATTGGATAAGTAGCATTTGCAATAAGTATCCTGTCATTGGGGTCATTTACTATTCTATATAGGGAGTATCCCACAGTAACGATGGAAGACTTGAACGTACCACGGGGTAATAATAATAGTATCTTTTTTGTATTTACATTCTCGGTAATAAAGTCGCAAACCTTCCGATGCAGGGGTTCATAAATATCGGGCCACTTTAAAACATCCCTGTTAAACTCATAATAGTGCGAAGAATAATAATTCTTTTTCGCAGCGTATAATGTTTCTGCGGTAGTTTTAATCCGTTCTTCCAAGTTCTCTTTCAAAATGTCCATATATTATATATAGTATATTAGTTCGGCAGATAAATTCCTCCCTTTGTTTTTTTCTCTGACAGCAAAAGTCCTTTTGCACTATCTATAGTATTCTCCGCCTGAACAACCAAAGTATCAACATTGGCCATATCAACAATGGGGTCTTTGGTGGTCAACACACCCCTTGTATATACATTGCCTCTGTCGTCTTTAACGATTACCTGAATCCCCAATTTGGTCCTGAACCATTTACCGTAAATTCTGATATCCCTTCCGTCTGTGGCCAAACAATATCTCTCCCAACCATCTGGCCAATCCAGCTTCTCCAATCCCTTCTGGCCATAACTTGCAAGCTGTTGATGGTATGTTCCCTGATGAGACTGCATATATGAAGCGACAGCATCTTTGATATCTTTCT